GATGCTGTGGGGAGGCCTTTTTAATATTCTCGGTGGGCGGTAATGGCGTTCCGTCAACCATGGGACGTCGCGTGCCCTCGCTGCAAAGCGAAGAAGGGTAACGTGTGCCGCACGCCGTATTCGTGCAACTCGCTTGAAGGCAGGGCGCACAGCGACCGCTGGAGCCGCTCGCTGGGACTACGCAACCCCATCGCCCCGGGCCACCCCTCTACTACGGGGAGGCGACCGTGAGCGCGCGCATGAAACCACGGTACGAGCCGAAGACGCTGGAGCAGAAGCTCGGCTACCTCGTCGAGGAATGCGGCGAAGTGCTGGCGGCGGTCGGCAAGACGCAGCGATGGGGCTTGCAGTCGGTCAACCCCGAACTGCCGCCCGAGGAGCAGGAGACGAATCAGGAGTGGCTGCTGCGCGAACTGACCGACCTGACGCGAGCCGTTCGCATGATCCGAAAGGCGCTTACCCCATGAGCCGCTCCCCTGCGCTGGACCCGGCGGCGCGATACCGAGAGGCGCTTGAGGCCATTGCCGCCGGCTGCTCCGGCGTTCGTCGCTGTCACGCCGGCCTGCACGACATCGCTCGCCGCGCCCTTACTGGGACACCGACACCCGCGGCACTCTGCCTGGAATTGTTAAACGCGGGGCGTTGCTGCAACCTGGAGTGCCACCATGACGGGGAGTGCGATTTCACCGCAGCCACCCCCGAGCCTACTCCCATGGCGGTACCGCTAAGGCCAGCACGGGAGGTGGCGCACGAAGCCGCGAGTCGCTTCTGTGCGCTCGATTCCGGCCGTCACACGAACACATGCAACATCGCCAGTGCCGCCATCGAACGCGACCGTGCTAGCCGTCCACCTGGGGCCCCAGCCCTACGTAGACGCATGCCGCGCAAACATGGCTCGCAGTTGGTCGATGAGGAGAACTGGAACAACGAGGAGATGATGGAGTCGGCGCGCGCGGCAATGGACACGCCGCTTGTGCGCGGCTGCTACAAAGCGCTCGAGGTCGTAGCCGAGAAGCACGGACTCGTCGCATGCGACCCGGATGGCGGGGAGTGCCAGTTCCCCAGATGTCTCGTGGCCGGCTGCGAGGCTGAGCCCGGCGGCACTCCCACCCCGCCTGGAGGGGCGAAGTGAGCTACGACGGCAGAATACCGGCCCCGGTGCTTGCGGCGTGGGCGCGAACGTGTCGCGACGGCTGCGGCGTCAACTGCGGCAATCGTCCGTGCGACGCCTGCTGCGCGGGCGGAATCTGCGACGCCTCGCCCTGCATCTGCGACAACGAGGTGGAGGACTATTACGACGATGACGACGACGCCACCCCGCCTGGAGGTGGCCGGGCTACAAAGGACGGTGCCCCGTGACGGCTAGGGATGCGCTGAGGGCTGCGGCACGGGAAATCGACTGTCCTGTCAGTGACCTGTGTACAGCCGAGGACAATTGCACCCGCAGACCGCTAGCCGCAGCCCTCAGAGCGCTGGCTGCCAGGCTGGATGCTGAGGTGGAACTGACCCTGTCGCTTGACGACCTCGGCTGCTGCGACGAAGCCGACAAGGAAGGGCGGCAGATGTTACTCGCCCGTCTCGACGCAGACCTTCCGGTGAAGCCCGACCCCCAACAGAAGGACCACCAAGGAGGGATGAGCAAATGAGCACCCGGCGATTCAGCGGTCCCAGGCTCAAGGAAGCGCGCATTCAGCGAGGTCTGAACCAGCGAACCCTTGGCAAGCTGGCCGGCGTGTCATGTCCGTTCATCTCGCAGCTCGAAACCGGCCGAAGCACTCCGACGCTCGACCGCGCGTTCCGTCTTGCCGACGCGCTGAACGTTTCCATCTACGCCCTAACGACCGTTCGCGGAGGGAGCCGCCCATGACCACCGATCCAAGCCACCCCACAGGAGAGAGGGCGCTACTGGAAGCGCTGGAGCGAATCATCACGTCGGCGTTTCATCAAACCGGAGACGACACGTTAAAGCGATGTCTCTGGTGTTGGCTGCTGGCGTCGGTCGAAAAACTGCGACCACAGGGCCCGCACTACGACGGATGTCCCGTTGGCATTGCCGGCGCTGCCATCGAGGCCCACCGGAGCCGTCCTACAGCGGATGACGCGAGGGCCGTTGCGCACGCCGCCTGCCCGACGTGCCCGGTAACAGACCGCAACGAGCAGGACATACCGCACTCGCCGCATTGCGACGACGTCGCCGACGCCATCCTCAGCGACCGAGCATCCCGGGAGGCTAAGGCGAGGGAGCTGCTCGAATGGTGGATTGACCACGCGCGGGACGCGTTCCCGCTCAAGGCCAAGGAGACCCGCGCCTTTCTCGGCCGCTCCCGAAAGGAACGAACATGACCGACGATGACGCGAACGAAGTGCTACCAGGCTACGCCGAGATGACCGCCCTCCGCGCCAAGCTCGCGGCGACCGAGCAGGAGCTTGGCTGGTACCAACGGGCCGGTCACAAGGCAGCCGCCGACCTGGACGAAGCCAGGCGGCGGCTCGCAGCGACCGAGGCGAAGCTGGCTGACATACAGGAACGGCTAGACTGCGACCAGGCGATCCTAAAAGGGCGAACCGAGAAAATGAACAAGGCGCACGCGCAGCTCGCAGCGACCGAGCGGGCGCTAGAAAATGAGCGCGGCTGGACAAGGGCCTTCAAAGAGGACGCGGCTAAGGAAATCGCCAAGGCTGATGCCCTTCGCTCGCAGCTCGCAGCGACCGAGGAGCAACTACGACGGGCTAGGGAGGCGGCCGAGGCAGCACTCGCGGGCGGCCCATGTGACTGCTACGAATGCCGTGATACGGTGCGCAAGGTCATCGCCGCCCTCGCCGCTCCCGCTACACCCGCCCCTGCTGGGATGCATGCATTTGGCAGTTGCGTCGAGGACTTCGGCGACAGGCCGTGTCGTGACTGCGCGGAGTATGCGCTTGAGGCCGTTGGCGCCCCGGCGGTAACCACTGCTGCGCGGCAGCGGATAGTCGGCTCCCGGCCGGCCGACGGACTGCGACACGACATGGCCTGCCCAGCGTACGATGGCGGCATTTGCGACTGTCGCCCTCCAGTCCCCGGGACACCGCCCGACGAGCGGTGTTCAACTTGCGGGCATCCGCAGTGTACGTTTGGGTCGGCCGGCCACCCGCCTGGGTTCGACGAAGCGATTCGGGCGGGCGAGCGCGAACTTGCCGAGCAGTTAAAAGGCCCAGCCGTCGCAGCCCAGAGGACGGAGCCCGCCCCGCCGCCCACGTGCGCTGCCGAGTGCGGGAACACCATCGACAGGTGGACGACGATGGCCGATGGATTCGCGACGTACGGGGGCGGGGCCGTTCTTCGCGTCTACTGCACCCCCGCCTGCCGTGACGCCGGCAAGCCCCTCCACCCAGCGAAGCCGCCGCCGCCCGAGGCTGAGCCGTTTCCAGACTGCCGAACGTGCGGGGGCACGGAACGCTACTACGGCGCCGACAATGAACTCGTTGGCCCATGTCCCGACTGCCGCCCTACTCCTGGTGCGCCGAAGCCGTGAGTTTAGGTTGCGCCTGGCTTTCTCGAAACGAGCGGGACGCGGGAGAAATCCAGATAGCCCACCAGGCGCCCCCTGGCGCCGTCCTCCGGTCTCCAGATGTGTCTCCATACGGCGTCACCATTGCGTGACCCACCACGCGAGGTGTTCCCCTCGACACTCTCCAGCAGCCCGCCGCCGTTGACGCTCTCCACGATGCCCGTGTGCCCGTGTCCGCCGCCGTGGTCCATGATCACGATCGCACCCTTCGTCGGCTCGGTCGTTCGGGCGTTGTCGGCGGCGAGCTCCCACAGGTGCAGGACGCCGCCGGTCTTCGGGCACGGGTTCAGCACGTCAAGGGCGAGGGACGCCTCTTGGAACACCCAGTGGACGAACGCCGCGCACCATGACTGGCCGGGGTGCAGGCCGACGCTCGCCAGGTAACGGTCAACCTCGGGTCCGGTGTTCGGGCCCGTCTCCCGCACGCCAATCTGCGTGAGGGCGATTGCAATCGCCCCCTCCACGAGGTCAGCGGGCACGAAAAGCGGATCAGTCACGACCCGGGGGGTGGGGCCGTCGTCGTACCCGGAGCCTCGTGGAAGAAGGCCGCTGCGCCTCCGACCGCTGTCGCCACCGCCGCGAACGCCACCGGCAGAATCCCCGCCGTCACCAGCGAAGCCCCCACCATACTCGCTGCCATCAATCCTCTGTAGAGCCACTTCATGTTCGGTCCTTTCGGTTAGGCCGCCACTGAATCCGACGGCGTCGATGAGTCGCATGGTTCTTCGTGCGAGGCCGCATAGCTGCCGCTCGACAAGCGTTGCAGCGTCTCGTGAAAGGAGCGGAAATGCGTCGTTAGCCCCGGCGAATGCTCGAGCCAGAGCTTCAGCCGCTCCTTGGCATTCCCTGAAGAGCTGTCGCCTGACGTCGAGCTCGCTGGGCCTGTCATTTGCCATCGCTCGCTTCGTGGTGGTCTGGTTTCTTCGTACTCCGCATCTGGGCCCCGGCGTGTCCGAAGGTCCCGGCGACGATGACGGTCGCAAGCTGGACAACGGCTGGGAATGACACCGCGCAGGTTGTCGACGTACCGCATGCGATGACCATGGCGGTAGCGATGAGGAGAGCGGCTACGTGGTGCCAGGTCACTTGGTCAGCTTTTGCAGCTTTGGTTGTTCCTTCGGCTCTTCGATCAACACCGGGAATGGCCAGGGAGGCAGGATCGCAATGAGCGGGGGTAAGTCAGCGGGAGAGCAGCCGTCAATCACCCTTCCCGTGTTGCAGCGGTCGAGGGCGGTTGGATTGCCCGTGGTAGCGCAGCCGGCGAACAGGAGAGCGAGGTACTTCATGTCGCGTAAACCCCGATGTTGTTGATCTGAGCGGTCGCCGCTGCGCTGTTCGCGGTGACCTTCAGCCTTGTGGCCGTGATCGACGCGAATGTGTGCGTCGCGTTCGGGTCGGTGTTGCCGATGACGTCATCGATCTCGACGTAGGCCGAGCCGTTCCAGTATTCGATCGTGTAGTCCGCCAACGGCGCGGGCGCCGCGGTCGTTGCGTAGTCCGCCCACACGACGCCGTCGGTCGTACCGACGAACGCCAGTTCGAGCCGTGAGAACGTCACCGCGGTCGGCCATTCGAGGATGACGGGCGCCGGCGCATCGGTCCCCTTCCGCCACCCATTCCGCGAGGCGGACACGTTGGTGAAATTCCCATCGCAGACATTCTCGGGAGCCCCGAACCCTGTCGAGTCAGACGTCGCGGTGGCGTCGAGGGCAAGGTTTGGCGCGGTCGGCGCCGCAAGAGGGATCGTCGAGTAGATGACGACGCTGTGGCCGGGAACCACGTTGACCGGGAAATCGCGCTGGACGTTGTCGTACTTCTGATCCCACGCCACGAGTTCAGCGGTCGCCGGGGCGGGATATTCCCCGGTGTAGGTGTGGCGGTAAAACGTTCGCCCGTACTGCCCAGCGGCCCCCGGCGGAATGACATCGGTCAGTCTGATCTTGACCCCGAAGGCGGGCCCTTCGTTGATCAGAACGAACGAGTGCTCACCGTCTGTGCTGGCGAGGCGTACGCCGAACGGAATCTGCACGCCCGTGCCGTGAATCGTCGCGGTGTCGTTCTTGGCCCGACACAGGCTCGTCCCGTTCCCTCCCCCGGTGAGGTTGGCGTGCATCGAAAGCGCCCGCCAACTCGGCTTGGCGGCGTTCAGGGTCGAGTCGTCGCTGAAGTGTGCAATGCCGAACTCCTGCTGGTACGGGTCCGTGCCCACCCACTTTTGATCTTGCAACATCCAGAACAGCGACGACTTGCACCCAGCCTGCATGTGGCCATCGATGAGCCGGCACCATTGCATCCCGGCGTCCGCCGTTGCGCGATACCCGACCGAGTCATCATCGCCGCCGACGAGCATGTTGCCTTCGTCGGCGATGATGCCCTTCGGGTCCGTGTCTCCGGCCCAGTTCGCAAACAGCGCGTTCCATGCCGAATACGCAGGGCAGTTGGACGCCGTGAGTCCGAGCGGCCCGAACGTAGGGACATCGCAGTAGGAGTGCGCGGCGTAGATATCAACGAGCGACGGGTTGTTGGCGATCAAGTCCTCGGTCCACTCGTCGGTCGTGAAGCTGAATTCGCTGGGGCCGATGATTTTGATCCGGGGGAGGATCGGCGTCCGGGACGCGTCATCGGCGGCGATTTGGGCGCGCGCGATTGAGATGAGGTGCGAGTAATACTGGACCGGCGTGTACCCGCCTGGGATTGGGCCGCCCGCCACGTTCGGCTCGGTGAAGAATTGCGCGGCATAGATGTTGGTGAATCCGCGAACGTTGATCGTCTGGTTCAGCAGTTCAGACACCCACGTCTTCCAGGTGGTTTCGTTCGTCGGCGTGGGGGTACAGCTCGGCGCGAGCGGCGTGGAGATGCCGCAAACGTCGTTCGGGAAGTGCCACCCCGTTTTCAGGATGACCATAATCCCGAAGTCCTTCATGGCCTGCAGCCACGTGTAGAACGCGAGCATGCTGGCGCTGTTCCAGTCGGCGGACCCGGTCGGATAGGTCGCGTACGCCCAGTCCTGGCCACACCAGGTCGAGGCGATTTTGATCCCCGAGTTGTAGGCCCGTTGGTACTCGGCGGCCTTCTGCTGCGCCGTGAGAGCGAGCTGGGCAAACTCGACGAAGCCCATGTAGTTCGCGCCGACGCCGAGCCAGTCCGACTGAAAGGGCGCGGCGTTGTCGAAGATGATCGACTGATCTAGCTTCGGGGGCACGGCCGCCCCTCAGCCGACGATGTTTTTCGGCACCATCCGAAGCCATGAGCCGGCGGCGAAAGCCGATGCCTGGTTTCCGAGAATCTGAAAGCTCGTAAGGTTCGTCGTCGTGTCGGTCCAGATGCCCGAAAACACCAGCTCGTTGTTCGTGGACAGATCGAAAAACCCCGACATCGACAGCATGCGGATGCGGCCCGTGGCGGCCCGTAATGAGCCCGTGATGTAGAGCTTGTCCCCACTGGCGAAGGTCCACGGGTCGGAGCTGACGCGCCCCAGTATCCAGTCCGTGTGATTGACAGAGCCCTGTAGAAACGACCCCGTTACGGCCAGGAGGTTACTGGCCTGGCTCTGCGGCTTGAACGACACCGTCGGAGACGCCGAGTTGATCAATAGCTCGGCATCGAATTGGTATTCGCCGTCAACATCGCCATTGAGGCCTGACAGCGTGATCGTATCGCTCGCCGATAGCAGCGTCGAGATGTTGATGTCCGGGAGGACGGAGACGACCGGATTGGCCGGGTCGGTCGCATCGACGTTAATATTGCTGCCCTCGACCACCGATTCGACGGTCCCATCTCCACCGCCGCCGATTGCAGCGGGCGCCGCCCCGTCGATGCTGACCTCCAGGCCAGAGGCGCCGCGGGATAGGCGAACGGTGCCGACTGGCCCGGTCCTATCGGCCCCGGTGACGAAGTCGATGGTGGTTGCTGTTTGCTGCTTGGACATCGTGGTTTCCCTCTCGTCGGTGCTAATTCCCGCCCCTGTCGCCTGTCAATGGGAACCGGCTGCGTTATCCGGCCGCGAGCAAATCGCCGAACATGGTCATGTTCACGATCGCCGTGGTGCCAGCAAACGCCTGGACGATCTCGGCGCTGTCCAGAACCATGTACGGATACCAGTCGTAGGTGGTGCCCGCGCCGACGGTGAACGATTCCAGGACGCGCGTCGTGGCACCGTCGGTGCCGATGCTGACCGTCACGCCGATCGAGCCCGCGGACGGGTTCATGAAGTGAACGTGTCGTACCAGCGCCTTTGAGAGGCCAGGGACCGTGTAGACGGTCGCCGCCGCATTGGTCAAACGCGTCGGGCCGACGAATCGAGTTACTGTGCGTGCCATTTGTGTCCCCTTTTTGTGAGCAAATCACCCTTCAAACAGTCTCCAAACCAACGTGTATTCAATGGCCCGTGCGCCGGCCGTAGCCGTGCTGGCGACGATGATGTACGTATCCGCCGGTGACGTAGACCCTGTCGTGAATTCCGCAGTGAGCAATCCCGTTACGCCGACGTTAACCGTGACGCTCGACGAGGCGACCCCTGACAGCGATCCTTGCACGCTGAGGTTGTAGGTTTCTGAGCCGGCGAGCGTATTTGTGATCACGTTCACCTGAATCGATCCGCGCCGGTACACGCGCCGAACGTCAGGTGAGAAATAGGCCGTGAACAGGCCGCCGCCGATCGCGACCTGGCTGCTGGGCACCAAGCTCCCCGACGCAGCGGTGTCGTTGATATAGAAGTGAAAGCTGACAGCGTCAGGCGGGGCGATGGCATTGGCCGGTACGAACGGCGGCTCTGGCGGATCATCCTGATCCACAGCGAGAACCATTGAAGCGCCGTCGCGGCCCGGTAGTCCCGGGGGCCCGATCGGGCCTGGTTCGCCGTCATCGCCATCGGCGCCCGGCGGCCCGGCGGCGCCGTCGCGACCGGGCGGACCCTGTATGCCAGGCGCGCCCATCTCGCCGTCATCGCCGTCGATCCCCGGGAGCCCGGGCGCCCCCGTCGGTCCAGTCGGTCCCACGGGCGGCGTCGCCGCGATGACGAGGCGACCGGTGCCAGGATCGGCCGCGACGTATCCGCCCGCCGCGAGTGAGTCTATGTACCAGTCGCCCGTGATGTTGTGAATCCACCCGCGTTGTACTTGCGGGAGGGCGGTCTGGGACGTGATGAACCGGATGTGCCCGCCGGCCGACAGCGCTCGACCGCCCTGCAGGATCAGGTCACCTTCCCCGTACGACGCAACGACAGCGTTTTGCGGGATGTAGAAAATCGCGTTCGTCGGGTCGGGGTCTACGTAGTTCTCGCCGAACACCGTGCACGCGAGGTAGGGCGGAATCCCGTACGTGTTCGACGGTGACGACTGGATGATCTGCTGAACGCACGCATGGGTCCCCATGGAGTCGTTCGTCATGAACCACACGAGGGTGCCATCGATGTTGCGCAGCACCGTGATCGTCGCGCTGGCACTCGGCGAGCTGGTACCGAACCCCCACCGCGTGTTGTTGACGTCGAAAAAGAAGTCCGGACTGTCGGTCAGAAGTCCCGCGGGGCCGCCGTAGAGCACCCGCCCGCTTGTCGTCGGGAACGCCTGCGGGAGCGCGATCGGACCAGGCACATTCTGCTGCAACACGCCCCGCCCAAGCGCCCCCATGTCGACGCCGTTGGCCAGGTTGGCATTTGCCCGCGACAGCCAGTAGTACGCATCCCCCGGGGCGACTGGAGTCCCCGGGGGACTTGGGGTCACGCCGAAGGTCAGCGTGATTTGTTGGATCAGCTCGTCGAATGCAGCCTTGATCAGGTCTTCAACGCGCGACAGGTTCGCCGCATGGTCAAGGCCGAAGCCCCTTAGCGGCACAAACGGATTCTTGATGCGCGGCCGCGTCGCCATCCGGCGTCAGTAGGCCTTTCCGCTGATGAACCCTTGCAGGGTTCCAGTGCCAGAGCCAGTGGCGATGCCAGCGATGACGATGCGGATGAAGCAGGCGTCAACCGGCTTCCCCTGCGAGCAGATTTCGCCGTTCGCGGCAGCTCCACCGGCCGGGGCAGTGAAGCCCGTCGTCCAGCGGGTTCCCGAGTCCACCCAATTGCCAGCCCGGAGCGCCAGGGATTCGTTCTGGTAGTCGGGCTCGTACGGCTGAAAGGAGTTGGACGTGTAGATTTTCACCGATGTGCAGGTGACGGCCGACCCGGTCCACACGAGTTGGATCGAGAAGTTTTCGATCTCCGACGTGGGGATAATCCACTGCACGTCCTGTGGGGTTGTCGTCAGCGCGATCGTTCCACCGAAAATCTTCCCCGCGTCCCGTCCCCGCCCGGGGCCGCTGTCGTTGTTGTTCCAAAGTTGACGGCTCATGATGATCCTCTCAGTCGGTTGGTTCGTTCGCTTCGATCTGCTGGGTCCGCGTCGCGCTCCGTGATGTCCCGCGCTTCCCGGCGACTTCCTTCTCTTGCGGCGTGGGCTGGTTCGTCTGCGTCGGCCCCGGCGTCTGCAGCAACGCCATAAGCGACGGGTCCACGCCCGGAATCGCCAGCAGTACGGCCAGGCCCCGCTCCCAATCGCACTCCCACTTCGGGTGCTCGCCCTTCTGGTCTGCGATGCGCAGGACGATTGCCCCTACGATCGCCTTGTAGAGCTCCGGGTAGACGCTCGACAGCGCCGTGGCCTGGGCAACGGTCAGCCGGCCGATCTGAACCATCCCGAACACCGACAGCGGCTTGTCTATGATTTCCAGCAGGTCCTCGAACAGCCCCAACGCGTAATCGCTAGGCGGCAGGTTCGTGACGCCCGTGACAGTCTTCTCGACGCTGATGGGGAAGTGAGCCTTCAGGTAGTTCCACGCCCGCGCCAGCGACCCCACGAATATCCCCGCCGAGTCCAGCAGCGTCGGGGGAAGGGCGTTGATGATGTCGTCCAGGGCCACCGGCGAGCCTGTAGCCGAGAAGGCGTCGAGCATGGCGTCGTACTTCAGGTCCGGGGAGCTGACGTCCTCGGCCGTCCCGTTCACAAGGTCCCGGGCGCCCTTCTCGACCAGGCGCATGATTCCGTGAATGTCGGCCCACTCGGGGGCCAGGATTCGTCCCCGCTCCTGCAGGATGACGTTCCGCAGGCCTACGACGGCCAGCATCGCCTCCCCGTGGTCTACGTCGATGGGTAGTTCGTACATCAGTGGCCCCTCTGAACGAACGTTCCGGATGGACGGAAGTGGGGCCGGCGGTACGATCGGCGGCGATGAGATGGCTCGCTGCGATCGTGTTGCTCGCCTCGGTAGGCTGCGGCGGTAATCCGACACCCGACGACAAGGTCCAGGGAAACTGGATTTTCGCATCGTCCGACGGGCTGACCGGCATCGGCCTGAAGTTCAACGACATCAGCTACGACTTGAGCGGCCTCGTGCTCACGTCGTCGAACACCGCGCAGGCCATCGTGGAGAAGGGCAGCTTCTCCATCAACGCGACGACGCTCGTGTTCGCCCCGACCGAGTCGACGTGCCCCGGCCCCATCCCCATCTACCAGATGGACTACCGTTTCAGCGGGTCGGTCTTGATGATCACCGCAGGCTCGAATCTGATTGCCTTCGAACGGAATCCGTACGCCGTCGATTCGAGCTTCGCGCTCACCCTCGGCTGCGACGTATCCGGCTCGTTCGTCCCGAGTCCGATCGCCCCGGTCAGCAACTAGCGTCATCGCGCGCGCTCCTGCGCGAACGGCAGCGCGACCGCGGCGGGAACGCCGTTGTGGATAGCCTCGAAGATGTCGGACAGCGGCGCGGCTCCTGAGATCGCTTGGCTCTGCGCCAATTTCGCGAGGTGGAAATCAGCCGCCCGCCCGAGGCGCTTGATCCCCTGGAATGCCAAGGCCGCGCCTGCGGTAGCGCCGATCGCATGCCCGGCATGCCCGCCGAAGTGCAGACCTGCGCCTGCCGCCAACGGCAGCACCGTGTGATGGGCGACGTGCTTGATGCGGTCGATGACGTTCTCGTGACCGGTGGCTTCCTTGGCTGCCCGTTCGGCCAAGGTCTTCTCGGTGTCGATCAGAACGGAGTCATCGCGGTTGTTCAGCTTGAACTCGGCGAAGTCGACACCGGGCGTGTTCTTCATGATCCGGTCCATCTGCTGCGAAATGGGCGTGTAGAGCTCGGCGTTGACTTTCGCCTTGTCCGTGACCGCTTCGCCCATCTTGAACGCGCGGTTCCCGATCGTTCCCTTGAGGTCGCGCAGGTCGCGCGGGGAGATGACCGTGCCGCTGTAATCACCATCCGCGGGCGGTAGGCCCTGCGCCTCCCTCAACCGGTCGCCGAGACGCGTGACTTCATCGCGAGCACGCGAGAGAACGTCGTACCGGTCGAGCTTCGCGGTGTTCTGGCGCAGGAGCGCGTCGTAGTCGTCGAGGATTTGTGGGATGGACGCCTGAGCGTCAACCGGCTGGTCGGCATAGTGCTCTTGCGCCCGCGTGTAGTCGGCGTCCAGATTGGCGTTTACGGTTCGCTTGGTCGCCTTCACATGCTCGAGCGCCGACTCCGGGTGAAGGTCGGCCTTCAACATCGCCTTGTCCAACTCCGGGTGGCGCTGGACGACCGCGTCCAGGACCTCGCCCTCTTCCCCGCCGGCTTTCCTCGCAAAGTTCTTGGCCGCCTTGGATGCGCTCTCCCCGGTGACGTTCGCAACGCGCCGTCCGGCGTTCCTGGCGGCGGCGCCCGGCTGCAGCGGCCTCGTGAGCGCAGCAGCGGCCGGCCGAAGCTCGCCCGCCTGTGCGGCCGCTGGCAGGCCGCCGGCGAACGCGCCCAGCAACGCGCCTTCCCTCGGGCTGCCGCCCATCGATGCCGATCCGGCTGCGCCTTCGCCGGCCGCTGTTGCCAAACGCGCTGCTGCAGGGGCCGCACCGCCCAGTAGGGGCGCGCCGATCTCGGTGAGCACCGGCCTGACGGCTGCCCCGAGCGGGCCGAGGACGGCCCCCGTGAGGACCATCTGCGCCAGCGGGTCGCCTTCGTTCGGGTTGTTTGTCCAGTTTACTGGACGCCCCGCAGGGCTGGACGGCGACGGCAGCAGTTCTCCCGAGGTTGCGGGAATGTCGAGCGCCGACCGCACGCCCGACGGCACGGGGATGCGCGTTGGAATGGGAGCGTTGATCGGCGGCGCCGCAACGCCCGCCTCTTCGTCGGTGACCATTCTCGGCCCCGGAGGAGCCAGCATCTGAGCCCTCGCCACCTCGGCCCCCTGCCGCTGCGCGCGGATGTCCTTGAACTGCTGCACCGCGGGGCGGCCGTCTACGGCGGGCGCTTCCTCAACTAGCTGCCAGCGGCCCGGAGAACGCACGGAGACGGGCGCAGCGGCCTTCTTCGCCAGCTTGGCCACGGGCGCCCCGGCGTCGTCTTCCACGAGCTCCCAGGCCACCTAATTGCTCCCCTTGAGGGCGCCCAAGCGGATGGCTTCGGCTCGGGTGACGCTGATGACGGTTCCCGTCTGGCTATCGCGAATCTTGACCATGCCGCCCTTTGCGGGCGCCGCGGGCGCGGCCGGCGTTGACGCGGCCGGCACAGGGGCTTCGCCGGTGGGTGCAGTCGGCGGCGCGAAGTCGCGCCCCGTGGCCCGCAGTAGGTTGCGCTGCTTACGGGTGGCCGCGGCCTTGTCCTCGCCGGCCACGGGGATGGAGCTTTCCATGACCGTGGCCAGGGCTTCCTTGTCCGTTACGGCGCGAGTGCTGTTGAACTGAGCCTGCGCGATCCGGGGAGTGACGCGCAGGACGGCCTCTGCCGATGCACGGTCTTCCTCACTGAGCCCACTGAAGAAGTCCGGCAACTTGCCGCCCTGAAGCAGGCCGGCCGCCTCCTGCAAGATCGTCGGGTGCTCCATGACTGCGCGTCTTGCCGCATCCAGGGCCGCCCTGCTCGGCGGGTGGGCGCGTAGCAGATCAACATCTGACTGGAGGTTCTCCTGGCCCTGCGGCTGGCCCTTCGCCGTCTTCCCTTCCTGAACCGACACCTTGGGCGTCAGTTCTCGGGTGGTCGTAAAGTGCGCGTCGAAGTGGGAGAGGGCCTGGGCCTTCTTTGCCTCGGCCTCGGCCAGCATCTTTTGCACGAGGACGTTGTTCTGAAGCTTATCGACGGGGATACCGGCGCGGGTGCCGATTTCGACAATCTTGGCGGCCAACGCTTCCCGGGCTCGCTGTTCCTTGACGGCGGCCATGGCGTTCTGTTTCTCCCACTGGGAGTACAGGTCCATGACGTTGGCGCCCGAGCGCTTGGCCTTTTCGATCTGATCGTCGCGGTTCGCCTTCTGCGTGGCGAAGTCGTTTTTGATCTCGTTGTCGACCTGGCGGGCGATGGCGTCCATGCCGACCTGGGAGCCCGACAGCGCCGTGAACATCAACCCGATCTGCCGGATGAGCGACTTGCCCGTGACGTCGCTGGACAGCAGCGTGTGGAACGGCTCCTTGCTGACTGCCGCCTCGGCCTGCGAGTGGGCGGCCCTGGCCTCCTCAAGCCGGTCAAGCATGTCCTGATGCTCTGCCGCTGCGTCGGAGGCCTGCTGGCGTAGAAGGTCCGACTGCTCGGCCTGGGCGTCGGCCAGTTGCGTGGAACGAAGCTCCTGCGCGTCGCCGATGGCGTTCTGGCTGGTTGCCGCCCCCGTCCCGGCAGCCAGCGCGGCCTGGATCGCATCCATCTCGCCCGGAGCCGCCCGGGTACTGGTCGCCTGGGACGTATCACCGCCCGTCGTCGTGGTCGTGACCGGCCCCACTGGGACCGGAACGCTCGCGGCCGGCTCGGCGTAGTCCTGTGTCTCTTCGTCGGCCATGGGTTACGCCATGAAGGCGGCTTGGCCGATGTTCGACCATATTTTTTGGTTCTGCTGCGTGTTGGCCAGCTTGGCTTCCTGCTCCTGCTTCTCGCGGTCGGATGCTTCCTTGGCTGCCGTGACGGCGAAGTTCGCAGCAGTGTTGGCAAACGTCCCCATGCCGGTGTTTTCGGCGGTGAGCTGGGAGTTGTAGAGCCCACCGAGGTTGTTTTGAGCCGCTGCGATCTCCTGCGCTCTCAGGAGTGCCGCCGATTGATTCTCGACCGCTTGGGCGTTGGCCGTGTTCCCCATCGCGGCGAGCTTGGCGTTGACGGCGTTCACGCCGTTGGACCCGGATGCCCCGGCGAGCTGTTGACGGGCAATGGCGTCCTGCCCCTGTCCGAGTTGGGCCAGGGCGACCGACGGGTTGGTGCCGTTGATCGTTCCCTCGAGGGATGTGCCGAGGCGATTCTGGGCATCGAACGTCTGGTTCTGCCGGTTGTGGAGCTCGGCCAGCGTGTTCAGGAGGTTGTTCTGCGTCCCGAAGTAGGCCCCGGTCTGCTGGGCGCTGTTGACGTTGCCGACCGGCACTTGGCCGTTTCTATCGGCGTAGGTCTGACCGTTGGCGGGGTCCACGAACTTCCCGTCAGACGTGGGAACCAGGAACGGGATGTCCTGGGCCGGGGCCGGACCCTGGGTTCCGCCGGGGCCGCTAGTGTGCAGGCCGAGATAGTCCGGGATGGCAGCCAGGCCCCTGTATATGGTCTTCCCCATCGCGAGCGGGTTGGCTGGGCCGCTGCTCGTCGGATTGAGCAGCGAATTTGCGCCGGTGCCGGCGTAGGTCTTGATTGTGTCCCAAGTTCCCATCTGTCACCCCGGGTACGGTCGTTGACCGATTGCGATCTTGCGGGTGCCGGGAACAATCCCGCATGCCGCGCCGATGTTCTCGAGCGTGAAACCCAGCGTCGCGCCATTCGGAAAGCTGTCGACGATCTTCACCCCAACGGCCTGGCACTCGGGATTACGCGGCTGGATGTCCCAGCGATATGCCTGCCCCCCGGCGAAGTCGATTGCGAGCGCGTTGCTGTCGAATACCGTGACGTCAGTCCCCGTCGTCTCGTCGTCGTAGAGCAACGTGATGGTCAGCGTATGCCGGCCCTCGCGGGTCCCGAGGAATTGGAGGTCCCATACCATTTGAAGGCCGGGTACAGACCCGAACGCCATGGGAGCAAGCTGGACGGTCGTGATGATTGCCGTCGAGTCGTCCGTCGACTGGCCGGGAATCGTCACCCACGTCCTGGCCGAGTCCATATAGGCGGCCTTGCCCGCCTTGGTCGCCATCATCACGGAGTTGGTCGGGCACTGGAACCGGTACCAGGTGTCGACGATGCCGTCGTATACGAGGTCCAGTCCCCCAGACATCAGGAAGTGGGCGCGCTGTTGATCGTCGATGACGCCAGCGAACGGGGCGCCGAGCGTAGACGTGTCATCCTCGACCGGGCCGCCGATGTAGTGGTTCTGCAGGTCGCGGGTGGTGATCCAAAAGCCACCCTGGTCCGACGAGTACACAACCCCGTCCTGCGTGGTCAGCGCGGCCCCCGTGCAGCCATTCGTGAACGGAAGTTCGATCGGGGTCGGTAGCTGGCCGTTCCCCGCGGCGTCCGGCCAGACGTTGTCGATGTACCACTGTGAGCGCTTGCAGTAGACGATCACCCGCTGGTCCATCGTGCAGACCCGCTGAATTGGATCGTCCGTCGGCATCGGCATCCGCCTCGTCGCCGCGAACGACAACGCCTCGCCCTCTACCTTCTCGTACGACGCCCACAGGGCATTGTCGTAGCCGGCAAGGACGACGATGTTCCCGATGACCGTCCCGCAATTGAACGGCGGCGGGGGATACCGATATGAGAACGGCGGAATGATGCCGTCCGTGTAGAGCTGCTCTCCCACTGCAGCCGCGGCATCGCTGACCAGGTCCGTGATGGTCATCGTGTCGACGGCGATGGAGTTCGGGAACGACGGCGTAAGGTCGTTGCTCACCTTGTAGTGGTTCGTCGACATCACGCCATCGATGATGGCGGTGCGGTACAGGGACAGGATTGCGCTCGGGGCCCGCATCCCGGCCCGCAGCGTCTTGAAAATGAGCTGGACGGTATCGTCGCTCGCCCCAAGCGTGATGCTCGTGGGCGTACACGGAGCGCTGCGGATGCGCAGCCCACTCGGCGTCGTCGACTCCCAGACGCCGACGTATTGATACGTGGCAAGCGGAGTGAGATCGCCGGCCCCGTTGCTGCTCGAAAGCGTCGGGGCTTCGGGGGCGAGGAGGAAATTCACCTCTGCCAGTTCGGTTCCGCCGAAGGTAATCGGCAGCGGCCCAGGAAGAAGGGTTTCCCCGGCGTATGAAATAGCAGTGCCAGCCGTCGAGAATTTCTCGTCAACGATTCCGATGGCACCCGTAAAGACGTATACCGGCCGATCTACAACCCCGACAGCCCCGGTACCCGTGCTCGGGCCGGATGCAGTCGATCCAGTCTGCAGCACCGTGAACGACGTTGAGCGGAAGCCGAGGGCCACATGGAAGTCGCCGGTTGACTCGGCCGCAGCCGAGGCGAGGTTGAACCACTGCGGAAGCGGATGCGCCTGGGTTCCGTCCCATCCCGTCCACGGCCAGTCACAAGCGGCCTGGCCGTACTCGAACCGACCGACGATTTGCGGGTAGTACTGCGAAGCCACTTGGCGCGTGAAGTCCCACAGAAAGAACGTCGTCTGCGAAAACTGATTTGTCGCCGTTGATTGGACCGATGGGTAATAGAGGACAACGACAGGCCGACCGCCGAAGGAAATACTGGGGGCGGGCGGGGGAATCGCCGCGACGAACAGCCTTGAGGCCAGGCCCATCGACCGCTGAGTCGCGACGAGCGTCCCGAATACGACGTCCGCATAGTTGGACCGGTATGCGTAGGTGACGACCTTGTCCGGCGCATCGGCGGGACCGGCGACGTTGGTAGTCGCGAGTTGCGACACCACGACGTAGATGTCGTGTGAGCCGCCCGGGATAACATAGCCGGTCATGTTGCACCAGCCGTTGGCAGTGGCGTCGGCGGCCGACAGCCACACGTTGTACGTCTTGTCGATGGTCCCGGCCGAATTGATGCGCGCGACCTGGCCAACGGTCACGCCGCTAAAGCTGGTAACGGCCAGGTACACGAACCCGTCACCGGCAGGACGGAGAAACCCGATCCCGCCCGGAGGACCGAGGGACGCCACGTCATGGCCTACGGTCGTGACAGTCGATCCGGCAATCGTCAGCGTCGAGAACCTAACCCCACCGACAGAGGTTTTCGGCCGCGCCAGGCACAGGCCCACGGTGGCGTCGTAGACGACGTCCCAGAAGTCGCCTGCCGACGTCAAGGTGTCGACGATGGCCCCGCCGACGATGACACCGTTGGTGTCGTAGACGTTCACGCCGATGCTCGCCGCCGTCCCGTTGGCGTTGTCGAAGAAGTGCCAGAAGTATGTTCCATTTGAGACGACCTTGGCCCTTGGGTTCGTCCCAAAGCCTGACGTGCCGAACGGCCCCGCGAGGATTGCCCCGCTCGCTAGGTCCTTGAACATGATCTGCGAGATGTTCGTCGCCCCCGACGGGTGTACGACCGAGTACGCCGCAACCTGGCCGATGATTGCCGTGTCCGGGAGGCTCGATTGCGTCTGCGTCGAGTAAACCGGCGTCCGCCGCATGGTGTTCGTGAGCACCGTGTTGGGCCAGGACTCAGAGCCTGCCGAACCGAGGACGTACGGGATCGAATCCGTCCCCACCTCGAGCACCGACTCCCCGACGTCGTGAGCAAGCACCGGATTCGGGATGCCTCCCGAGGACAAAACCCCGCCCGTCTGAACATTGCGCACGGTCAGCGACTGCGAGGACATGCCGTCGCGCTTCTGCACGCGCAACTGCCCCTGCTGGGTCTTCTTTACCTGGCCGTTGGTCACCACCTCGAGACGTCCCAGCGGCCCCGAGGACTTCGGCGCCTTCTGGTTCATCCCGAGCAGGGGAACGGAGATCGCGAGCTCGTCCAGCGCCATCAGTCCCACGGCGTTCCGGGGAAGAGCCCCCTGTACGGGTACTGCGACGGTCCCCAGAGAACAGGCGCCGCCTCGGGCTCCCCGCTGCGCTGGGGCGCCATGTTCTGCACCCGCTGGGCGATGCCATTCAAGACGGCAATCAGCGTGTCTGTGCTCTGCTTCTTCTTCTCGACGATGCGAACCGCCGTGAAGACCGAGATGTAGTCGTCGAAGTTGTCCGCCGTTATGTCCAGCGACGTCATCGACGCGGCCTGGTACGGGCTCACCGTCGGATAGGTCGGCGCGATGGCCTGCAGGGCAATCGAGGCAGATGCGGCACCCGTGAACGACTCGTTGACCAGGCCAGTCGTGGCGGTCGTGACCGTGGTCGGGCTGACGGCCGTGATGACGAACGCGGCGTTGTTGCCGGCGTTGGCTGCCCCCGAGACGATGAGGGACGCTCCGATCATAGAGGCCGTGAAATGCCCATTGACGAACGTCCACACGCCCGTGGACGCAACCACCGCATCAGCCGTAGGGGCGGTGACGATGTCGATGGCCGGGCCGAACTGGGCCGGCTTGGGAACGTAGGTCATGCGGTAGGGGGCCGCGGCGAGTTGTTCCGGGCCGAGCATGATGGTTGACGTCCCGAACACGTAGCCGAGCTCGTTGAGCGAGTGATTAGTGAACGGGCGGGCGTAGACCGGGCGGGCCTGGAGTGTGTCCGGGTTCTGAAGCAGGCCGCGAATCTGGTAGAAGTCCGGGGGCAACGGCATTGTCGCTGCCGACTCGGTCCCGGTTCCGAACGTGATGTCCTGCGTGGCGTTGTAGTAGGACTTGTCAGCCGCGATGATCAGGTCATACAGCTCCCGGTAGCCCCGGTTGACGTAGTTCCCAATCTCGTCGTCGGTGACGAACTTCGACCGCTGCGTGTTCGAGGCGGTCCGCGCATCTGAGATGAGCTGTGCGAGCGTCTTACCCATGATGCGCGGACCTCTCCACTACTTGGCGCCGTAGTCCGAGAACGCCTCCTTCAAGGCCGTGCCCATCGCCGCCCAGTCACCGTCCTGCGCTGCGCTGACGGCGCGATCGATGCAGTCGTTGACGGTCTCGCCGCCTTCATCCGCTGGCTCATCGCCCTCGGCCCCAGACTTCAGGGCCTTGTAGCGATCGTCCCCTGCAGCGTCGTCAGCGACAGATGGAAGGTTGTCCATCACGGCGCATTCGTCTTGAGGGAGATGGCGAAGTCCACCTCATTGCCAGACAGCACGTCCGCGGCAGCCCCGGTGTCGGAGCGGCCGAAAGAGATCGTGATGTAGTAGCCAGAGATGGCTTGCGTGACACCAGCGCCGAACGTCTCGTCAGAGCCGCCCGGAACTTCCAACACCACAACCACCGTCGAACTTGTGACGGTGACGATGGTGTAGATGCCGTCATTCAGACCTGACGTGGTCCCCGCCACCGTCAGCTTGGCGCCCACGTCCTTGAACGTGAACGCGCCGAGACTGAAGGTGAACGTCTTGGTTGCGACGACGAGCGAATCGGTGCCGTGGGTGATGGCGCGGGTGTTGAACCCGCCCGTTTCGTCGGACTGGATGTGCCCGACCGTTCCATCGGTGGTCGTCACATCCCCGATCACCCGAGGCACAGGCCCCGGGAGAAGCGGCGAACGGCTCGACGGGTCCACGTAGAACTTCGCCATCAGGTAGACGGCGTAGAACCCCGCTTTCAGTCGAGTGACGGCCGTGATGTGCTGGGACTGTCTCGAGGTCGAGGTGATCGCGCCCGAGGCTCCCACCAGGAACCGAGTCCCGATGTCGAACTGGCCCGGCTCCTCACAGAGCCGGTGATACCAGGTCAGGAATGCGTCGAAGATTCCCATGGGCTTAGCTCAGGACGATGACGCCGTTGGCGCCGGGGAAAGCGCAGGACAGGTTGCACAGCGACATCTGTCGAATCTGCGCCTGGACCGCGTTGTACGCGTCGATGTAGTCCTTGCCGTTGTTCGTGGCCGACTGCACCAGCTCCATGCCGAGCGGGGTGCGCAGCTTCCACGTGTCGCGGGAGAGGACGTAGATCAGATTGTCCGGGATGCCATACGACTGCATCGCCTGGGCGGTTCCGCTGGTGACGTCGAACGTGACCGCCTTGGCGTTCACCTCGGCATCCGCGACGTTGGTGTACTCCCACATGTTGTTGAGCTCGTTCTTCAGAGCCATCATCGTGTTGGGAGACATCCACAGCGCGTTCGGGTCCGCGTCCGCCTTCGGCATGATCTTCGCGATCATCTGGTTCACCGCTGCGCGGATTGCGCGGCTGGAACCGGTCGCGAAGCAGCCGCCCAGGTTCTGCGGGTCCGTCGTGCGCGTCACCCCGCCCAGCGAGCTGAGCGCCGTGCGAACACCGGCCGTGTTGGCCGAGGGGAGCCACGCCTGGAGGCCGAAGATTTTCAGCGCCGTGGCGTAGCTGCCTGACTTCTTGTCCAGCGTGTTGAACAGGTAGTGGCCGACCGTGCCGGTCCAGCCACCGTTCGCCGTGATTGTGATCTTCCCGGCGTCGCGGTCCACCGCCGCCACAGTGGCCGAACCGGTGTCGAGCGACGCCGAGTTGTTGGCGGCCGAGGACACCAGCGTGTCGCCGATGTTGATCGGGATGGCGTTGCTGATTTGGTCGAGCGTCAGGACGGTCGATGCGACAACCGAGATGATCGCCACCGTGCCGAACCCGTCACCGGCGCACGCCTTCTCGAGGTCGCGAGCGCAGCTCTTGCGAGCGTCGCGCACGGCGTCCACCAGGAGCTCAACGACACTGGTGTCGCTCGACTGCGACAGCAGGATGTCCGTCATCGGCACCTGGGCGAAGCCGTACGACGCGCACCAGGGCGTGTAGAACGCCTGCCGAGCGGGGCCTGACCCAGCGACGCCAGCCAGACCGGCCGCGTCGTCGGCGCCGTGCTGAGTGGTGGAGCCGGTCTTGAGGACCTGCTGGACCTGACGTCCGCCTTCGGACTTGCCGGTTTCCTTGGGGACCCAGTTGAGGAAGTTGTTACGCAGGTACGTGTCGTCGAGGTAATCCTCGGCGAGCAGGTCCCGCATTGCAGTCGCGTCGTTGTCCGTGATGAAGGGCTGAGACATGGGAAGCTCCGAAGGTCATGGCTATGCCCTTGCCCTTTCTGCGGCCTTGGCGGCGCGCAGCTTCTCGAAGACTTGAGCTTTGCGCTCGGTCTTCGATTTGGGAGCTGGGATAGCCGGAACGGTCCCACCCCGGCCAATTCCGGGAGTGAGCGTCTGTGGCCTTCGGTCTTTCGGCCCTGCCTCTGCTTCGATCTTGGCCTTCGGCTTTTCAGCCTCGGCCTTCCGTGAAACTTCCACGGTCTTGCGCAACTTCGCTTCGATTTTGTCGAAGACGATTGCGTAAATCGTCGCAACCTCCTTGTCGGACGGCTTGCGCCCGAGGTCGCGGATCAACTTGGCGCCGTCTTCCATGGCGCGCGCGGGAACGTCCAGTTCCCCTTCGGCGGTGAACAGCCGGCAAAGCTTGTACGGGGAATGGTCGAATTCGACAGCCCCGTCAGCAGCCTTGACGCCGTCTTTCATCAGAGACGCGGTCGCGGCGTACATAGCCTTCCGCTGCTCGGTCTGCTGCGCGGTGAGCTTCTCGGCATCCGCATCGGCCAGGCGCTTGTCCAGTTCAGCCTGCTTCGCCTTCACCTCGGCCAGTGCTTTGGACGCGGGGTCTTGGTCGGCCAGGTGCTTCTGACGGGCCTCGGCAATCTTGACCAGCAGCTCGGGGTCATCGATTTCCTTGAACAGCACCGTCGGGTCTTCCTGAATCTGCTTCAGGAGGTCCGCCTTCGACTCGCCGGGCTTCTTGTCCGCGAACTTCGCCAGCTCCGCCTTGAGCCGACGAACCTCCGCGTTCGACGCGGCCAGGGATTCCAGCTCGCTCTTCGGATCGGCGGCCGGCTTGGCAGCGGCCGGCGCGGCGGGCCTCGGTGCTTCCGCAACAGCCGGGATGCCGACTTTCGCGTTGTCCTTCTTCAGCTTCGCGAGAATGTCCGACTTGGCCTTTGCCTTCGCGTCTGACGCTTCGCGCGTTGCGGTCGCTTCCGCGGTGCGTGCGGCTTCCGCCGCCGCCTTATCCTCGGGAGACGGCGCCGGGCGCGCGGGGCCGCCTACGGGAGGCACCCCCGCCCCGACAGGAGCGGCCGGGGCGGGGGCTGCAGAAGCGGCGGACGCGGCCTTTGCCACGGCTCGTTGCTAATTCCCGGCAAACACGGATGTCAAGCGTCTTCTATGCAGCGAGCGCGGGTCGCATCGGCGGCGCCATGGTTGGCGCAACCTGCAACGGCGGCGGCGCGGGCAACGTCCCGACCGGGAGATCGCTCGGCGCGGTCACCGCTGGCTCGGGCGGCGCGAGGGTGACGCCTTCGGGGTGGTTGATCATGTCTGTGATGGCCGCCATGTACTGCTGCAGCGCTCGCATGACCTTCCGGGGCGACTTGTATCGCTTCTCGAGGTTGTAGCGGGCCTGCGCGGCCTTGAGTGCCACGGCCAGGGATTCGTAGGTGGGCTCGGGTGGGACAAACCGCTGCGTCTTGACGATTTCGTCCAGCGTCGACTCCACCAGGTCGTCCGAGGCCGTCTTCAGCTTCGAGAACGAGGCCAGGTCGGGGAGCGCCTGCAGTCGGAACTTGACCCGACTATCGATGTCCCCGTCGGCGTACCAGTCGGCAATCTGCTGCGCCTTGCCCTCGGGCATTGCGGGCAGGCTCGAGATGGGGAACGCCTGCACCTTGCGTTGTTCCCGGGCCAACTTGACGTCGTTCCAGTTGAACGACCGCGACGGCAGTTCGGCCGTCATGATCTTGGGGTTGATCTCCTCGGCCACGTCGATGACCAGCTCGGCAACCTCGGCCGCGTGCTGCTCCGAGTCCAGCAACAGCGCCTTGTTCCGGCTGTCCTCGATGTTGACCATCATGCGCAAGGCAACGCCTGCGTTGACGCCGGGCTGCTTCTGCCCCTGCACCTGCTGCTGGGTAAGTCCGATTGCCGCGTAGCCCTTGTTCTCCCAGGCGTCCCGCTCGTTGTAGAGCTCGGCATTGACCGCCGTGGGCACGATGGGCTTTGGCTCCGAGCCGGCCCAGAAGTGGACAGCCCCGGGCCGGGCCCCCATCGACTGCGCCGTGACACTCGAGCCCTTCTGCGCCAACCACCGCGGATAGGCGACGGCTCGGATGGCTGCATTGATCTGCTCGGTGAGATTGCTCACCTGCATCTGGTAGGGCGACATCTTGAACGCGCCACCGGGGCTGTAGAACCCCATCTGCTGCGGCTCCCACCGCTCGACGGCGTACGGCAGGCGCTTGCGCTTCCACGCCTTCGGTGGGCGAAGGTGAACGTTGTTCAGGCACAGCACGTGTAGCCCGGGCTTGTCTTCCCTGTCGTCGCCCTGAGGCTGCGGGAGGGCGTAGCCCTCGAGCACGGCGATGAAGTCGTTCTGCACCGCGGACATGTAGTTGTTCACGAACACCGTCGGGGCCGAACGGATGGCCGCGTCAATCTTCGGGTCCTTCCCGCCCCACGCCGCGAAGGCGTTGGACCGGGACATGAACACCCGCTCGACGATGTTCGTGTCCGGCAACCCAGCGGCGGCTGAAATCTCATCGATGATCAGGTTGTCGATGAGAATGCGCGAGATTTTCACCTGCTTCTCGTTCTCGTCCGGGGTGACCTTGCTCACCCTCATCCCCCACGTAAACTTGTCCCGGAACCCTAGCCGGCACTGAGCGCGGAAGTTGTTCTGGTCGAAAATGGCGTCTAGCCCGAGCGTCAGGTCGAAGCAGGCAGAGCGAACCTCGAACGAAACGTCCGTGGGTTCCACCTGCACGAACGGAACAACGGTCCCAATGCGGTTCTCGAGCACGCTGCAGCCGTTGCTGATGATGTTCGAGTACGGCTTGGTGTAGTTCGACCCGAAGCCACTGGATGCCGTGGCGGCCTTCCTGCTCATCCACATGCCCAACGTGATGGGCGGGTCTTCCCCGGTCACCAGCCGGTACATGACGCTGTTCTTGGTTCGCCGGCCGTAGCCGTAAATCTCCATGCCGATGGCGTAGTTCTGGAGGGCCATCGGGATTTTGTCCTCGGGGTAGTCGAACCACGCCATCCCGATCGGACCGGGCTTGCGCTTCGCTTCCTCGACGAACCGACTACCTGCCAACGGGCCGCCTCAACATGTACTTCAACCGCCAGCCGGTCCCCTCGCGCCAGAAGTCGAGGACCTTTGCGCCGCCCTCACGTAGTTCCGTCAGGGCCTTGTCCAGGCCCACCAGCTTCGGAATCAGGATTGTCGCGTGCTTCGGCGGCTGGTTCATCTTCGACCAGGTCCCCCGCCTCTAATTCCAAACTGGCGGGTTCCGCAAGCACGATGTCACGGAGCGGGTCTTTTGGGCGATGGCCATCCACGGGGTCTTGCACGGCGCCGGGAACTGGCACGGCGTCAGGCGAGTCAAATTCGATGCTCGCAAGACATCCAGTCATGTGGAACGTGGCCCGGGCGTTCAGTTTCTTGAGGCCCGTGGCGATTTCGAGAATTTCAGCTGGGCTAGATGTCGGCAAGGATTCCTCCAAAGTAGGGCGAGTGACGCACCAGCAGTCCCTTGCCATGGGCGAGACGAAAGGCCTTGGGACTACCGAGAACGGCGATGAAGTTGGTGAGGCCGGCGTGCTGCATCAGCATCCGCGCCACGCCCTTGCGCTGGTAGTCGGGCTTCACGAACAGCGAAGCAGCAGCCACCCCGGGTACGCACAGCAGGAAGCCAGCGGTCTCGTCGGGGACAGCGCGGAAGGCGGCGATGTAGAGCACCCAGGTCTTGAGCAGGCGGCCGATGATGGCGTTGATCATGGCGGTGTACTCGGCCTGGGGGAGGTCGGCGTAATACTCCGACTGCCGCAGCATACGGGCCGTGGCCTTGTAGACCAATGGATGGTCGGCTTCGACCCCGCGGCGGATTTCAATCTCCGTCGGCACTGAACCCCAATACCTTCCCGAGCACGTCTTGCTCGCGGTGACCCCGCAGCGCCTTGTCGATGATGTCCTGTAGCTCTTCGGCCTGCGTCTGTTCGTGCGTCTTGACCACCGGCGCCACGTACATGTCGAAGTACGGCTTGAGTGAGTACCGGCCCGCGTCCCCGGCGTCGGGGTGCCACTGGCTGGCCCATTTGTATTGGCCCCGGGCTCTGGCTTCTGGGTCGAACCGCGCTTTCGTGTAGTCCTCTTCCAGCGACGAGTGAGCCATGACCTTGTAGCGGCCCCCGCCGAGCAAATCCCGCACCAGGCGTACCTGACCGGGCATGTCGGACTTGTTCGCAGCCTTGATCACGGGAATCCCGTGGGTCCGCGAGAACACGTCCAGCTCGTTCTGGCTGCTCCCCGCGTCGTAGTGCCAGAAGGCGGGCTGAAAGTGCTGCTGGACCACCCGCGCCACGTCGGCAATCTGCGACCACGTCAGGTGGGCGTTCTTAGCCGACGTCCAGTCGAACACGTGTTGGATGATCGGCGAGCCCGCCCCCCACCCGTGAACCTGCATCGACACCCTGTCCCGCGTCCCCGGGTCGATACCGGCGCTGAACACCTCAATGCCATTGTGCGGGACTGCGGCCGACACCACGCCCGAAGGAACCACGAGCCCGGCCAACCACGCTGGCTCGGTCGGCTCGTACCGGTTGAACGCGTGCCGGTAGCCGTAGGCCGTCGCGGACGCGTCGTAGACCGACCGGCCGTAGTAGTCCCGCTGCACCAGCGGGGATTCGAGCGTATAGCCGGAGTTGTCGCGCAAGAAGTTGTCGACGACCATCTGCGGGTTCGGGTAGTGCGGGTTGTCGAACATACTGAAGTTGTGGTTTTCCCACCGGCCCGACTCGGCCATCTCGTGGAAGTAACCCGCCTGCACTTCGGGGAACACGCCCGACATGGTCAGCACGCCCTCGGACCCAAGGGCAGGCGGGAGAATCTTCCCGACTAGTGCCCGAAGCACGGCGTCAGACTGATCTTGGCACTCGTCGATGGTGACTTCGTCCAGGGCGGCGCCTAGCTCCGTGGCGATGTGGCGCAAGTCGTCTGACCCGGTGAACCTGACCCGCGAGCCGTTGGGGAACGTCGTCACCATGCGCGTCTCATTGTGAGCGCGGATGTCACATAGCCCCCAGGACGCACACAGCGGCTTCCAGATGGGCTCCCACATGATCTCCCGGGCCTGGTCCTTTGTGAGCGCGATGTACGCTCTGTTGCCGTTTGGCTTCGCCGTGGAGCGCTTGGCGTAGCGACCGCCGATTCCCCACGTCTTCCCGGCACGGCGGGAACAGCGCTTGAGAATGCGCAGGGCGACGGACGACATGTAGCGAAGCTGCGGGACGTGGATTGTCCCGTTAGCCCCGCGGGCGATCGCCTCAAGAGAGAACGAGCCGACCAATGCCGTGACCGCGACGCGAGCCCGACGCTGCAGTTCCTTCTGGGCGGCACGTCGTAATTCCGCCGCCGTCAATTCAACTTCTCGGACAGATACCGGACGACTTCGTCAGGCGCGTCCGAGAGGTCAACCTTGATTTCCTGCACCGGGCCGACGACGCGATTCAGGTACAGGTCCATGAACGCTGCGCTGTATTCGATTTCTTGCCCGCACACGATGCCCTTGTGCCAGACGTTCTTGACCACGCCCATCGCCACTTCGCGCAGCTTGGCGTAGACCGGCCGAAGGTTCTCGACCGTGCGGTGCTCGGCGTCGAGCATGTTCTCTATCTCGCGCAGTTTCTTCGGCTTGCCGCCGGGATTGCCGGACTGCCCGGGCTGGAACGGGCGCCCCGGGCCGTTGCGTCGCTTGCGCTCAGGCTTGTTGCTTTCTGCCACGGTCTACTTCGCGTCTACTTCCCGGGGCGGCACGGGGTCAATCGGCATTCCCATCACCCGTTCCCGATCTGTCGCTTGCCGCGCAATCGCCGTTGCCGGGACCCACCTTGCTTTGGCCCAATGCGTCAGCCGACCGTTGCGTCCCTTTGTCTTCCGCACGAGGGCCTGCGTCCCCTGCATCCTGACCACCTGCGCCACGGAGATGTTCGAGCCGACATGATCTGCCGGGAAGCGGACGATTGCGACGGTGCCGGCCGGGAGGGTCATGTTCTCGCCGCCTTCCGTTTCAGCGCCCGTCCCCTTCGGTGGTCGTAACAGCGGACGAATGGCTTGCCCGGGTGAACCGGCATGCGGCACTCGATACAGCGGCGCCGGCTCTTGAGGGACGCCCGGTAGCGCCGCTTGTGGGTGGCCGAGCGAGCGCGGCAGGCGTCACAGATGCGGTCGGGATAGCCAAGGGTCCCGCAACGCTGACAGGCCCCGGCGGACTTCCGGTTGGCGCGCATGACGCGCATACGGGCGGCGGTGCTCACAGCCCCTCCAGTTTGCGGCCGTGCCTCCCACCTCGGAGCGCCCACAGAATCGTACTGTGGTCGCGACCCCCAAGCGCCCTCCCGATAGATGGAGCCCGCCGTAGCTCGGTAGCCAGGATAGCCCTGGCCCTCACCAGCTCACGACTGCGGCACGGGCCCTTTACGGCCTGGGGGCCGAGGCAAAGCTCGTGACACCTCGCGCTGACGTAGCCGGCGATTGCTTCGTCGGTGATTTGGAGGGGGCTCATCGCTTCTCATTCGCCTTCTGGCAGTACCAGCAATGCTTACACGGGGGCTCCACTACACAGCGGACCAGGGGGGCCAGCGAGTAGGGAGCCGTTGGCAGCATCATGTCGCTGGTTGTTCCTCGTTTGCGCTTGGGCTTCAAAACGGCACTTCGGCATCATCTCGTTCTGGCGGCAGCCTTGGATCGGGAGGCGGACTCGCCTCGAGCCGCGCAACCTTGGCTCGTTGTTCATCGAGCGCCCATTGCACGTAGCCGCGCCAGTGTGTCAGTTCGGACTTGGCCCGCAGGTAGTCGCCCTTGACCGTCTCCATCGCAGCCAGCCAGCGCACGCGCTCTTTCTTCGTCGCTGCCTTGAAGCCATCGACGTCAAACAGGCCATCGTACTCGGCGGTCTTTAGACGCTCCTGGGTGGAACGCAGGTCGCGCCTGGACTGCTCCACGTTCTCAAGTAGAGCCGCCGCGGGGTCGCGCTCGTATTCGGCGGCGGCTCGTTTCTGGTCGGCCTTCGTGATCACTCGCTCGACGGGGACGAAGGCGTCGAAGTGGGACTTCGCGTAGAGGTCAAGCAGGTCCTTTGTGTTCATGGTCGCCTCCCGAATGCGAGCTCGGCGCGGCGCTCAAGCGCGGCGTCCTCTGCCTCCTCTCGGGCCCGGACGGCGGGATCAATCCGCTTCCGCTCAGGCTGTCGTTTCGCCGGCCGGTAATCCTGCGTAAAGCCCCACTGGTTGATCCAGGTAACGAGGTGCTGCGGGCTCTGCCAGCTTTCGAGGCTCGCCTCGTATTCCGCCCACTTTACCCGAACTGTCTCGAGGGCCGGCCGCTCGGCAAGTACCCAACTTTCCTGCGCTTTGAACTTGTTTCCCCGCTTTCCCGTGGCGTCCCAAATCCGCAGAAATTCAGGCTCGTAACTTGGCGCCTTTCGTGCTTTGCGCGCACGTGCGCGTTTCGGATTACCTGGAGAGTCCGGATTCACGATCCGGAGGTCCGGAGGAGAACCAGAAGAAGAGATAGGCGCGGGCTCTGTTATAGATGTGGTTACTAATAGCGGTTTGACTGCTACTAATGGCGCACTAATAGCGATTGTTGCTACCATTGCGCGTTGCTCCGACTTCCACGTTGCCATGCACTTCAAACAGCGGTGACGCCTAATGACAACGGCGCCTGGGTAGGTGTTGGTAACCTTCGTTGGTTCATGGTTGCACTGCGGGCAGGTCACGCTACGGCGAGCTCCAATTGGGTCCCTGGGGTCATAGCTAGGCGCATAGCTCGAGCTGCTCCCGTGCTGCTGTCAGCCGCTTCACTGCAATCGCGTGGTACTTCGGGTCCTTTTCGAAGCCGATGAAGCGGCGACCGAGGCGGATAGCGGCTACTCCAGTGGTGCCGCTGCCAGCGAAGGGATCGAGGATGAGATCGCCAGGGTCGGTGAACAGGCGGACCAACTTCTCCATGAGCGCGACCGGCTTCTGCGTCGGGTGGTCGTTGCCAGCCGGGTTCTCGCTCTTGCTGAAGCTCCACACGCCGTGTGAGCCGCCGCCGTTCCAGCGCGACGCGCCGGGGCCGTGCGAGCAGGCGACCGACTCGTAACCCATGCCAGGCCTGTCGCCGGTAAGTTGCGGCATGCCGTCAGGCTTCAGCCACACACACGAACGCTTCCAGCTCGCGCCAGCGGCGACCATGGACCTCTTCCAGACTCCAACCGCCTCCGCCTGGCAAAAGAACAAATGCCACCGACGTGCGACGCGTACGGCGTGCCGGGCGGAAGCGTCTCGACCTTCCTCGGTCATCGGCGCGAAGTCCAAGGCCTCGACTTCCGCGACGCACATATCGACCCCGTCCGCGGAGAGCCCCCGCTTCACTCGCCGCTGCAGCGTGTGCGCTTCCGCCTCGTACGGCGGGTCCGTGATCACATGGTCCACCGACTTATCCCCGAGGGATGCCATCCCGCTGACCGGGTCCAGGCAGTCTCCCAGGCGCATATCCCAAGCCGCCTTCACCCGCACCCCGCCAAGCTCAGAGCCGCCACCACCCCAATAGCCCCCAGGAGAACCAGGATGGCGTGGCCTAGGGTCTTGACCTTTTCGGAGGTCATAGCTTCTTTCCCGTCGCTGAACCGAGTAAGGCGCGGGCGCACTTGCGGCAAACTCCAACGATGATCCGGGTACCCTCGTCGACCATGACCTTGGCGACGATTTCAGTCTTGCCGACGTAGCCCTTGTGCACGTCGCACAGGCCGCCAGCCTCCGAATGGCGCCGACTCATTATCCAGAGCTTCATACCCTCGCCGTCCTCTTGCGTGGGGTGCGCTCGGTTGTTTGCTGGGTGTCTTCTAGGCCGTCGAGGACGCGGTAGACACGGCGCTCGGCCACGGCTTCTGTCCCCACGGCGTAGTTGGCGAAAATCGACTCTATGCATGCAGGGGAAGGCGCGGTAATCCAGCCAGCGGAGGTGGTCTGGCGGCCCCTGTAGAACGTGGACGGCGATTTGTTCGGCTTGAGCAATATCCCCCGGTGCCGTCCTCCGCAGCCAGGAATGGCGCAGTCCTTGAGCACCACAATCATCCCGGCCCGCAGCTCGTCGAACGACTCGACCAATTTGAGCCGCTCTTTCACCGCGCCACCCCAGTAGCCAGCCTTTGTCGGCTAGCCTCGGAAGCCTTTACGCGCTCTGGGAGAAGGCGTAGGAGGGAAAAGTAGCGGGAGACGAGAGTTTGGGATGCAGGAGAGAGCCTTGGCCGGCGCTTCACGGCAGCAACCTACGGGAGTGGTTGAACCCTCCCCCAATATCGATGCCCCCGGCGCGGATTGCCGTGCGGACCTTCAGACGGCGACTAGGGGTAATCCCTTGCGCGTCAATTGACCGTCCGTTCCGTACGCTTGCGTTGCCACTTCGTGAGATGTGCGGGTTGTCTAGCATGGCCCCTCCAAAAAAATCGGTCGCTAGAGTCCGGCCACCAACACAGCAATCCGCAGGTTGGGCACCATGAAGGCGGCGGCGCTGATGGTCCGGCTCTGGCGATCGATTTCCATGGTGCCCAACTCAACTAAAGCCACGCTCGCGCTTGTCTGTCAATGAATCGTTGCTAGTTTCGTAAACTTTTTTCTGCGCGGGCCTTCGCTCCATGGCCGCCGCAATCTCGAGGGCCCGATCTTCCTGCTCGCGGTGCATGTACCGCTCGGTGGTGCGGCTGTCGGCGTGGCCCAGTTGATCGCGGAGAGCCTTGAGGCCGATGCCGGCTTGGTCGGCGAGGCTCGCGTGCGTGTGTCTGAGGTCGTGCCAGCGCAGGCGCTTGTCGCCCGGGGCACAGACCACGTCGAGGCCGCACCGCTCCACGACGGCGCGAAACCACAGCTCGATGGTGGACGGGTGGATCGCCCGCCCGGTCTGCTTGCTCCAGAAGACGAACGGCGAGGTGTAGTGACGGGGAAGCGCGGAAACTTCCTCGGCCGCGCGGGGCGGGAGGGCAACGATTCGCTTCCGCTTGCTCTTGGTCTGGACGCTGTTGATCGTGACCTGGCCGTTGCCACCGATGCGGTCGTGACGGAGCGTCAGCATCTCCGACAGGCGGAGGCCCGTCGACACGGCCACAAGCACCGCCGCCCGAAGCATTGGGTTCGGCCTGCTGGCGTTCAACAACACTTCAACTTGATCCCAAGTCAGCCACGTCTCGCGAGCTGTCCTCGCTCCCGAGCCCTGGGCGGCGAACAGCGTGTTGACCGAGATGATGCCGGCGACCACCGCCCAGGCGTACATCTGCTTCGCCCTCAACAGCTCCGTGTCCAGCGTGGCGGCTGACACACGTCTCCCCGTGCGCGGGGATGCCTCGTACATCCGGACGGCCCGGAGATCACTCCAGGCGTCGGGCGTGACTTCGTCAGCGAACCGACTTCCAGCCAGCCTTACGAATGGCTCCAGTCGTACGCGCTCCAGCCTCCACGACCGCGTGAATCGACGCACCTTTTCCCAGCGCTCGTAAAGAGCGGCCACCGTGATCCGTTCCACCCGCTAGCATCTTTCTCCCCCTTGCGCGCGATCCGACTCGCGCAGAGAAGACGCTTCGGTCTAACTTCTACTGACCTTGATTCTTGTACATCTCGCCGACCCCAACGTCGGCCCGCAACTACTCCCGGTATCCCCTCAGTCCTGCCTGCTCACGCCCGGCTCCATGCCGCCTGGGTCGCTGCCACCCAATGCATGAACATCGCGAATCGCGTCTCGTTGGACATCCCATTGAACGGGCGGCGATGCTGCTCCCATTGCTCGTGGAATTCGCGACACATCGGGACAGCGTTGCGGTCCGGCTCCTTGAGACCCAGGCCGGTATGGTGGCGAAGGTGAGAAGCCTGGATTCCGCCCCTGCAAACGTGGAGCGGGTAGACTGCGAAACCGACGCACGGCTGCTTGTGGAGCCACGCGAGATACGGCTTGTCGCTACCCTCCCCCTTGAGCCTCCGCGGCGGCTTACGTTTCATTCTCGTTCTCACCAGCGCCTTGCGGGGTTTCTTCCCCCTGGGGGAGGGCTTGGGGCAGGGCCTGACTGGTTCGCCGGTCATGGCTCACGGTCCACGAAGAGATGGAACACAAGTCCGCCTCGCATCTGCACGGTACCGACGTACTGACCCACGCAATCACAGGGATGGCCAGTGCCGCGCCAGCGAAAGGTGCGCTTGACGAGGCCGGCATCTGGATCGACGCGCGCCCAGACGAACGGCTCCATTCCCTGGATTTGGACGCACAGGATTTCCGCGCCAGTCGGCATGCGGACCTCCTGCATGTCATCGACGGCGATGTGGTATTTGTAAATGCGCATCACAGCGTCTCGCCCTTGAGAAGCATCTGTAACGCCCGCTCGGCCTGCACCTGAGACAGCGACTCCGACGTGGCGACGTTGAAGTTTTTCAGCAGCCATTGGGGGGCGAGGTCTTTGACCTTCTTCCCCCACGCTGCAACTGCGGCCTCGCGGACGTTCTGCAGCGTGCCGGGGTCGGCGACTTCCCCCGTGTCGTCATCGTCCGAGCCGGGCTCGCGGTCGTTGTCGTTCATTGCCCCCGCGATGGGAGCCTGGGACTCATTGTTCTTGAGCGTCTCTGCCTGGCGGTCGATCATCCCCTGCATGCGCTTGATGAAGTTGCCTGCCTGTTCGTACGTCAGCATTGTCGACGTCGTGCACGGCCTCCCCTGGGAATCCTTGTAGGCGGCGAGCCCTGTCCTGTAGGGGTGGCCGGGGTGCTCGGCCTTCCCTGTCCAGCCTCCGATCTTCTCTTTCATGATGTGGATTTGCTGGATTTGGGAGGCGTTCGCCATGAGTGCGGTCGGGGTTGCCTTGACCGTGTTCGCCTTCGCGGCGTTACCAGCGACAGGAGATTTGCCACTGCGACCCTCGGCTCCTTCTCCGTCGTCGTCCTCGGTCGCCACGCCCACGAATGCCTGGAGGGCATAGCGGCGCAGGTAGCTGGTGACCGAGCCATACTCTTGTGGCCCCTGCGCTTTCGGGACCACCATCGCCACGCACGCCATCCACTGGCCGCTCGTGTGCCCCATTAGAGTCCGAAGCCCGACGGTGTTACCGCGCGTGAATGGCTGCTGGATCACGCACAGTCCGTTCTTGGTCAGTGGCCCGCGGCACGTATCCCAGATGGCGGCGAGCGTGGCGTATGACGCCTTCCGGCCATCTTTCGAAAAGAAGGGGTTCACGGCATCGCGGGATGCGGTGGTGATTTCGCCTTGCGCCGCAACCATGGCCTTGAACAGGTCCCCGCATTCATTGCTCTGCTCCCACTCGGTCGTAACGGTAGGTTCCATGGTCATCTCCTCACTCACTTGATCAAATTCGCCATGTCGTCATCCTCGAATCCGTACCTAGGGCGCACCGGTGGCGCTTCGTCGCTGGCCTCAATCTCACCCTTCACGGCCGACCCCCGTGGGAGGTCAATGAGCACAGAGAGCGTCGAGAGGCACACCGGACAGTTGCCCATGTAGTGAACCTCCGTCGGTTCATTGCCGCCCGCGAACACCTGGACAGCAACGAAGTTCGTAGAGAGAACGAAGGTCGCGAGGCTTGCCTTCATGGAGTCGTGATCTGCGGTGCAGATCACAGCGGCCTCGGCATCGGGTCCGTTGCAGGCTCCCCGGTCAGCACGTCGAGCACGTGCTCGAATGCCGCCTCCGCCATCAGCTTCTTGAGGTCGGCGAGATGACCCTGCGACGGCTGCTCCAATCCCTTCCTCGTCACCTGGAACCACATCAGCTCGGAGATGAGGCGGGTGAGGCGGTCGTCGTCAAAGGACTCCAGCAGCGTTGCGGCGTCGGCGCGGGTCAGCATTTCGTAGCCTCCTCCTCTCGGGCCTCATGCGCGCAGTCGCGACACAGGACCTTCAGGGCCCGTTCCACGTCCTGTCCCTCGACGAGCGTTTCCCCGCAGTCGGAGCAATACGCCAACTCGGCCCCGCAGATGCAGTGCTCCGGGAGGCGGTCACAGCAGCTTTCGTAGTAGGTGCTCATTACTGCACCGCCTTGGCCGCGCGCTCCGCCTTCTGGAGCTCGTCGAGCCGATCAAGGTCGTCCTGGAGATATGCGCGGCACTGCATCCATCCCGCCTGCGCAGCCTCGTGCAGATGCTTCGTCATCAGGTCGCACAACTCGGAGTGGTACGGCCTCGTGCGGCCGCGCTTGTGGCGGCACCGCTCGAGAGCCGCGATGAACTCGTGCGCGACTTCTCGCGCGCCCTGCCCGTTCTTGTTCTTGTACCAGCGCATGTACCCAACTTAGACCGACCTGGGTACGCCGTCAACGAGTTTGTACCTAATGCCCATCGCCTGGGTACAGAAAAAATGCAGCGCGTTACGCTAGCGGATGCCGTTCGGCCAGGACGCGTCTACCGGGGGCACTTCCGTGGTCCCCGTCTCGTCGCTCACGAACTCCTTAGCGATGCGCTCCGCCCAGACAAGGGGGATGGGCCTACCGCCGCCCGAAGGGGCCTTCAGCCACGATTTGGCGGCCTCTACGGTGATTCCCTTCTGGGAGCGAGCCCACTCGGGCAGGGAGAGGTTGCGCTTGTGTAGGGCTTGCCGGAACGGCCACGTCGATTTTGTGCGGGCAATCGACACCTTCGCGCCTCGGGATGCAGATTCTGCTTCCATCTTGGGTACACCTAATGTACCTTTCTTCTGGATGGAAGACAAGGGCTGCGTACCTGACTCCGCATTGGCCATTCGCCGCCAGTACGCCGCTTGTTCTCGAAGGGACGCAATTTGTGCCTCGAAGTCCAGGACGAGCTGGCGGGTTTTCGCTAGGAAGCCCTCGACCTCGTCGGCTTCTTCCTCGAAGCGCTTGGCTTTGGCCTCGAACTGTCCGGCTGATGACATGCCCACCTGTAACATGAAAGGGAGATTGCGATGAAACCAACGAAGCCCGAACGTGTAGAGGTGGGAAGCCGGTGGCAGTGCGGCGACAGACGAAGCACCGTCACGCGTCTTGAAGATGCCGCGAGGACACGCAAGGTGTGGCTTCGGTACGATGACACGGAACGCGAGGTCTACTCGCCCGAGGAGCTGTTCGTCGGCGCCAGCCCTTCCTACGTCTACCTCGGTACTACAGCGGGGATAGGGGTAGCGGCGCCGATGGCCGAGAACAAGGACGGCTATCCCGTCGGGTGCTTGTCGTGCGGGGCGAAGCTCAGTGAGGAAGAGGCTTACGAATGCGACGCCTGTGACGAGGACGGCTACGGCGCGCGCACAGACGCCTGGCACGCAGGCGCTCGCGACTTCCCACGTCGGGCACCTAGCGCCGCTACACCGACGCCCGCGCGCGACGAGGGGCGGTCTTGCTCAACCTGCCACGGCGTCCACGGCGAGCCCCCGTGTCCTCCCGGATGGCCGAAAGCCTCTGCCCCGAAGCTTCGGGAGGTGTCCACGAACGGAAAGCCCGGCTCGTGGGTCCCCTACTCCAGCAACTCGGGGTACCCCTTCGATACATACCGGCACCGTCGGGAGAACGGGGTTGTTGTAATGGCAGGGCCACCCCGCGGCTACAACGGGAAGACCTGGGAACAGCACGTCGTCGGCGATCAAAACATGCGCGTCGGGATGAGGCAGCGCGACCACGAGAACCCGTCGGCCGGTCGGCGACTGACGGCCATGATGGCACCCCCCCCCCGGCAGCCCTCGAAGCCTCTCCCCGTTCCCTCAGCTCACTCGATGCTGTGGGGAGGCCTTTTTAATATTCTCGGTGGGCGGTAATGGCGTTCCGTCAACCATGGGACGTC